GTAATTTGTTTAACCACTCCATATTGTTACGGCCCTCAAGAAAAGCCCTATCAGTCTGCCCCGTCCCCGGAGGCTGTGATAATGCACACATCTCCGCAAACCGAGGCTGCTGACCATCCTCAATCATGGAGATGTAGTGTGCCTGCACGTATGCAGGAGCTTGAGCTATTTCTATTGGCAATTCCATCATGGTGTTTATGTCTCTTTTAGGGGAAAAATGTGTATTAGCCCATTAACTCGGGCGGTACCTGCGGTGCAGGTAACGGTTCCTCACCTTCGGGAGGAGGAAGTGCCTGCTGCTCCTCTGGTGGCAATTCCTCTGGTGGAGCCCCTTCTGGAGGCTGCTCCATCATCTGCTGCTGCATAGGATCAGGCTGGGGAGGAGGCGGTATCATGTATGCAGATGCGTCAATGTCCATGGAATCGGCCCAGTCAGCAATCAAGGCGTTAAACGGCTCTACAACGCCAGCACCAATAAGACCCTGCAATACAGGACCAAGAACCTGCATGGCATTATTCATCTGTTCTATACGAGCACTCTTGTTCTTCTTCCGTGCAGAACCAGCCTCAACCTGATAATCGTATTCCCGTGCGACTTGATACGGGTCGAGATTCATTACGTGTTGCTCCCACGCGGCTGCTCCAAGAGGGCCAAGAATAGGCTCTATGTCTTGAGCTGTCAGTAACCATCGTGTGGCTACAGCCTCTTTGCGAGAAAGAACTGTCATTGAGTTCTCTAAGCATTCAGCCATGTCGTCAGGCCGTATGCTGATCTGATCAGTCTTCACAGATGCCTCTGTGGCTGAACGAATCTGCTTGTCAGTCATACCGTAGACAAGCTCAGTCATTCCTAAGCGTTTGTCAGCGAGTTGAGTCACAGCGTCAATTACTTGCCAAATTTCTCCAGTAACATCTGGTAACTGGAATACGCTGATTATATCATTTACACTGCGACCCAACATTTCGCTGACTTCGACAATCTTGAATCCAGCTTCACTCTGAGAAAGTATCTGATCCTTGATGTCTTGATCGGCGGCCTTGCTAACACCCAGTAGTGTTTCGCAAGATGTAGCTACTCTTTGCGCTAAGAACGAATAAGCCCAGCACAAGAAACGTAACTCTGGAATTGCTGGCTTAATGTGACTAATAGGCCAGATGTATCCCGGTTTTCTATGGGGAGTAAACGTGGTAAAGGGCCAGCCGTTTGATCCGTCAGCCCAAAATGGAATCGGCCACTGTACCGCAGTAAACAATGAATCAGGTACACCGGACTCATTGACCTCCTCACCTAACATCGCCGGTTTGATGTTCAGCGGATAGTCAACCCCCTCGGCAACAACGATATAGGCGTTCTCGCCAATCCCGTCGAATACTCCTTTAATGTCTTTGGGTGCATCCTTAAGCCGATCCCCAAGGCCGGTTTTACTCCAGATCTTCCAATAAACACAAAGATCATTCGTCTTACCAGTTGGCCCCGAAGTACGCTGTCCTGTACCGTCATAATTTCCAAATACAACTTGCTCTTGGGATCGTGCATTCTGGGCACCCTGCCTATCTATGTTTCCCCTTAACGCTCCTTCATCAAGGTTGTATTTCTCAGCCACTTCATGCACTGGATGAATACATCGTTTCGCACACCAAAGAATATCTTCTACTTCTGTCGCATCAGGGTCCATAAGGAAGTTATCAACACTGTCAGCAAACGAACCAACAAAGCGACGACCATTAGGCATCGTCACCATCTCGGTCCACATGACTCCACAGCCAGTAATAATTCCTTCGTCAACCATTCGACGTGCGTGTGTCTTCAGGTCTAACTCTCTTGGTGTGTAATTAAGAACTCGGCCCATGAGGTCAGCCACTACCTCACGGACTCCAGCCTGCATAGAAACAACATTAACCATCTGCTCGTACTGCATGGCCATGTTGGGATCTGCTACGTTAATGCCCAACGCCTCTGGCGGAACAATAGGTAGCGGTTGAGGCGTCACCTGACGAACAGGATTGCGATGATAGATGACAGCACCAAATAGCTTGACAGCTTCGAATACCTTGTTGATCTGCATTCGAAAACCGGGCTTGTTCATCTGCCGGTTATATCCACCTTCTCCAGATGCATACGAGTCCTTCCAGAACCAACCTGACTCCCCATCAAAAAAGTTCCTAGCTTCCCACGCATCATCATTAAAAGATTTCTTATGCTTGTACGCTTTCGATATCTTGTCTAACCAGTTGGTAGCAAGATACTTGAGCACCTCGTCAGGAGTATCAGCTCCTTTAGGTATTTCTTTCTTGGATAGGGGGATGCCTGTCTGTGGTTGAACTGCCATGGGTTAATCGCCTTTCTTATTACTTCTTGTCCTTGTATTGGACTTTTCAGACATCGAGATAGCAGCCATTTTCGCTTGTTTCATCTTCTTCATGTCAAGCATGACGTCCGCCTCAGACCATCCACCCATAGCTGCAAGGCTAGGTTTGTCCCGTAAAACAGGGTTATCTCGGTGTCTAATAGCTACTTTCTCTACAAAACCTACCTCTGGCGTAAACACCAAGAGAGTTGTGGCGTCGTTGTGAGTAGCCTCCGAAAGGCACCAGCCAACATACGGCTTTGAGTTCTCATTGTGCGGATCAGCATGAAACTTAACAGGATCGCCAACTCGCAGTATTGGGGCTTTGAAATCGGGCATTATCGTCCTCCGGGTGATAGGGATACGTAGTTACGCTTTTCTTTCTTTCTGAGCTTTCTTAAATTCTCGTAGTGCTTAACAAGCCAGTGGGTTTCTCCAACATCCTTAATAGGTGGCTGGTGGTATTTCGGGCGAGCTGCACACATGTACTCAAGACATTGGCAAGCATGAACGTCGCCTCTAGTGTTTGGTTGATCTGTGACAATCATGGCCCCTGCGGCATACTGCGTCTTCTTTTTATAACGCTTCATCTCTCGCTCCAAATCAGGACAAGACCCACGAAGGACTCGTAATTCTGGAGTGCCAACATCACCACGTATGTGCATGTACTTCTGAGTCTCAGCCATTCTTCCCTGAACATCATCTGAGCCTGCTACAAAAGAGTGACCGCTTATTGTTGATCGAATATCGTGCTTCCTGAACTCCTCTGAGTATATCTCAACAGGAAGCCTACCAGAACCAATTTCCCTAATGCGACCACCGTGCATATCCATAATGAAAGCATGATACTGCTGGCCGTGGGTTTTCTGCAACATCGCTTCGCCAAACTTTATGGCATTACACTGCCGAATGTATAGTTCATCATAAATGAGAAGAAGATCCCCGCTAGGAGGGACAGCAGCAAAAATAGCAGCGGTGACTGCGTGACCGGGGTCAATCGAGACATATCTGCACCAATCTGGGGGGACAACATTTTTAGGTAACGAAGCACGATCATAGCCATGTACTGACATGTGGAAGGTTGGGTAACATAGAACCGAGTCGGTAACAAACTCACCCTCGGCCCTCATGCGCAAAACGTCATCACCCAATGCTGACCAACGCTCTACATTTTTTGCTTTTTCCTCCGCATCAATATGAGGATTGTCCAGAAAACGTAAAACAAACCTGCGAATAGTAGGGACTTCACGATTCTCCTCCTGCTCTTTATCCGCACGTTCGCTTAAGCCCAGTAGAGCATCGTTTTTACTATGAGGCATGGCCGACCACACCAGACAACCTTTTCTATCTGCAAGACGTGCTTGCATCTCAGGTAGCCACTGCTCATTTGCCACGTCCTCATCTAGATGTACCCTGTCGGCCTGAAAACCTTGGGGAGGGTCACCTTCGGAACTAAAAAAGAATATCTGCCAACCGTTATGAAGCTCACAGCTCTGTATGTAATTGGCACTCTTAAGAAGCCAAGAAGTCTTCTTGATGAAACGTGGAGGGATCATTGGAGGTGCGGGCTTTGCATCCTCTTTCCTATGTTCATCACTTACAGGGTCATACCCTCGCCATTGATTGGTTTCTTCGTCTTTGATTATCTTGAATGCCCCGGCCTTGAATAGCATCGGGTAAACCACCATGCCGATATGCTTCCAATCACGGCCAATGATGACAAGATTGCCACCTTCCTGCGGGTACTTGTTGTATGGGTCTTGCCCAGTTACAGCACGAGCGTCTTCCATGAACGTAGATAAAGACTTGCCAGAACGATTACCACCAATAACAAGAACCTCACTCGCCGTGCATTGGTGCATCTCCTCCTGAATCGGAGACGCCTTGTACATCTTGATCGCTTCGCACGACCTCTGGGAGATTTCCGCTTGCAGCTCCGTCAACTGCTTCCGCTGGGATGTCGTCGTCGATTGGGACGCCAATAACTGGTCCGTTGAGTCTTGGTTGCGCATCGACAACTTGGTACGAAGCTGCGATTGTTTCGAGTCGTTTGTCGAGTTCTTCTTCAAGCTCATCGTCTGTCCATAGCTCCAGAGGCTTCTTACTTGCACCCATCTCGCTTGTCTGAACCGTAAGCTTGGTGATAGCTTCCAGCATTTTTGTACGGGTTGCTGAACCCGGAGGGGCGTCGTAGTACTGCTTCACTAGCATGCTGGCGAAGCCACCGGAACCACCGAAGAGAGTCATTACCCTTTCCAGTACCTCGCTTACATGAGGGACGTTTTCGCCGCCTCTGGATGCACCGCGAGTAAATAGCCGACGTGCCTGCTCCTCGATACCTGCTAGGGTCTGCTCTTCCTTCACGGCAACTCGCTGTTGCGAAGCTATACGCAAGCACTCCGGGCATGTCGTACGCCTGCCGTTGTGAGTTACGCCACATTTTTCGCATACCTGTTCAACCACAATAATCCCTCATCGCGGACAGTATACATGCGTACAGAAAACTAGCCCTTAGTTTTTACTGGGTTTTCTCATCGCCTCATAGCAAGAACGATCCCGGCGATACTCAGCAGTAGGGCTGTTTGGACGGCCAATAAGCCCGTAAGCTCGAAGAGTAGATGATACCCTATTAAGACTAGCACGGGTCTGAGCATCCTTTTTACGCTGTTCTAGCGTTCGATTGTCATATATCATATCCGTCTCCTTGGGGTTGAGGTGATTATATACAACAGGGGCAGAAGGTACAAGACCAACTGCCCCTGCCGAGTCCCCTACCCCAAAGAGGTCTCCTATATTTCCTACATTCCGTGGGCTTCTGATCCCACGACGATATGACGGCTTAGCTCAAGTGGAGCACCATCTTTATCAAATGTATTGAGCTTTGTGCCGATATCAGCATCACCTGATGCGATAGCAGATCCAGCCGATGGGCCGCGAACCACTACCCAGCAGACTTCGCCTACCTTGACAGGTGCTGTGAGGTACTCATCAACAATCCCGTAAAGGGTTGCGTCTGCACCTTCAGTCACGCCAAGTGGTCGTGCGTCTGTTGGATCAAGCTGAACCTTGTCGCCACACTGAAGAACATCGGCACCGACATTCTTTACTGCGACACATTCGACTGTCAAATTGCTGTACAGTGCTCCAGTGCTTGGGTTCTCATCTCGGAATACCGAGTGTTGCCCAATCACCGACAGACCGTCACCAACCTGCAAGTCCTGTGGTTGATTTACCGAGTCATAATACGCGACGTTGATGCCAAGCGTCTTGCCGCGATCAAACTTCGGATCTGAAGTTAAAGTTGACATTGCTTATCTTTCCTTTTCGCTTAAGCAGGTTGTGGTGAGAACTTGACGAAGTTTCGTGGAGACTTCATCTTAAGGTTGGCTAAAACGCTTACAGCGTACCGATGCGCTTGAAGTTCCTCATTGTAGTAAGGACCTTCACCAGTCATCAACTGGCCTTCCATGCACTTCATTTCCATGTTACCGATGGACAGGGCGTAACCTGTTTCGGATGGAATGTCGTACTCGGTCGAAACCTCGATGCCGTCAAGCTCGACTACATCGCCGAAGCCATAGCTTCGAAGACCAGCAGTCTTTGTGACGATTGCTCGCTCACGACTATCTAAGCGATTGAGGAAGTCAATGTAGAGCTTCCTGTTAAGCAACACGAGATCAATTTGTGATTCCTTCGTGTCGTTTCGCTTGGCGTGTTGTACGCCTTCTCGGATAGCTTCAATGCACTGATCTTTCCAAGTTTGATTAGCACCTTGGAAGTAGCTACTTTCGTAGTTACAAATCAAGGGGGAATAGTAATCATACTCTGGATCAACTGGTACGTATGGCCATGAGCCAGCTTCTCGCTGTGCTCCACCAAGAGCACCAAGCTCTGTGCTAAGACCAGCATAGATGTCATCTGGCCAGAGGAATGGATCTTCTGCTCGTGCAGTTGTTTCATGAGCACCAGTATCAATGTTAACGGAACCGTTTACACCGAAGACAGACTCAAGACCATGCCATCGGTTTTCGTTACCGGGAAGATTCCCGTCAACGTAAATCTCTTGGCCGAGCTGCTCTTGCATGGACTCCTGCAAACGACTTGCCATTTTACCGGCTACGTCGATGAGCTGGGAAACTCCACGATTTTCGAGCATCTCTCGTTTTGTTACCATATCGGTGACGCTGTAGCCACGATATGGAAGATTGGCTCGCTGCCAGAGGTTGTGTCGAGCGAATACTCTCGCTGACTCACCTGTATTCGAGGTCACAGGTTGATTACGGTATCTGACTTCCCAGTCGAAGCCACGACCACCCTGATTCATTGCTACACGACCACTACCTTCAAGAAGTGCAAAGACCTTGTACTTACGAAAAGTAGCTAGCTCTTCCTCCTTCAAATGAAGGACAAGTGTCGTACCAATCGTCCTTGCCCAATCTGTGCTTGACGCCATTAGTCTGTCCTTTTCAAATTAAGTTGTCTCTTTGAAGTTGTGACTTCAACCTCGCCTCAAACGATTGTCCACCCCCATCGGATGAACCTTGATTCGGTTGACCAGCCCCGCGACTCGGATTACGAGAAGCTTCCCTTCTTAAGAACTCTATGTCCTTTTCAGCGGAATTTTGTGCAACGGGAGCCGCTGGGGCCTGTTGCGGTGCTGGTGCTGCTTGCTGCGGAGGCAGGCTTTGCTGGAATTGACGAGACTGTTGTGCCTGTTTTTCAGACTCACCCACCCTCAACATAAGGTCTCTCTCAACCATTGCCGTAGCGTATTCCCACCTCTGCTCGGCACCTTCGATGCCCATTCCGGAAGCCTGCTGAATGTACTGCTGTATGGCTAAACCTTCTCTCGTCGGTGTGGTTCCGTCTGCCTCGTACAACCAATCTTTGTTTTGATCCTCCT